CAACATTGTTTTCCTTCAAGACAACGTAGTAGTTGTGGATGGAGTAGCTATATTGGGCACCAATGGTTGGTGGGGTTTTGATTTCGACGGTGTTACCAACCCCAATGAAAGTGCTCAATGGTACGCAGAAAAAGAGTTCTTGCCCCCAATGGGCATAGAAAACATTCGTAGAATGTCGGCCAATGACGCCAACTACATGATCAACTCAGTCAAACGCTTGCAAACACACATTGACGTCAAGAAGATTGTGATTGCCACCCACACAGTACCAAGACCAGAACTAATTGCTCATGATATTGATCTTGAAGGCAGTCTCAAGTTCAACACCATGGGCAACAGCTTGATGAAGTATGTGCTGGATGTAGACACAGAAAAGAAGATCCACACTTGGTGTTTTGGTCATTATCACGGAAGTGTGGATCAGATTCACGACGACATTCGTTATGTCAACAACTGTCGTGGTCGCCAAGGTTCTCCTTGGTCAAACTGGGTGTATCACCCCAAACGCATTACCATTGACTTTTAATCAACAGTTTCGGGTTCGAGTTTGATCTGCAAAGGATACTGTTGAGCGCGAGCTTGCAAGGTAACTTCTGTGCCTTTCTGCTCGGCAATTTCATAAGGCAACACAGCCACACAAGCTGAACCAGTTTCGTGAATATCAATGGTGATCTGCTCTGCAGTCTCGGGGCGATAATCAAAATATTCTATCAAGCTACCAACCACAAACTCCATGCTGGTTTGGTTGTCGTTCAAATAAACAACCTTGAACATTGGGGGCTCCTTGACAGCTTCGTTGGGTTTGATTTTGGTTCTAGTTTCGGATTGTGCCATTTTTTGTCCTTGTTTTAGCAGGGGCACCATGCCCCCGCTGTATTTACATTATATTAGTCTTGATAGTTGATAGCAATGCTCTTTGGCTTATCTGCTTCAGGAACAATGCGTTCAAGGTAAACACGCAATATACCATTTCGGACACTGGCGTTTTTGACTTCCACATGGTCGGCCAAGCTGAAAGAGTGCGTGAAGTCACGACTGGATATGCCGCGATGCAAGTACTCCCAATCAGCATCTTCTTCTCGAATCTGCTCACCAGTGATGGTCAAGGTGCGCTTGTCGACCTGAATGTCAATTTCTCCTTCGGCAAAACCAGCCACAGCTACTTCAATGGTAACTTTGTTTTCGGCAGTTTTGATCACATTGTGCGGAGGATAGTTTGAATTGCCTTGATTGGCAAAACGTTGCAGTTCTTCGAACATTGGCTCGAATCCAATGCCAAATTTGTGCAACTGTGGAATATCAAAAGTACGTAGGGTTAAAGTCTTGTTCATGTCATTTCTCCTTAATAAGCAAGTTGACTTTTTACACGGGCCCAACCATTGGCACCCGTGTTTTATTTAACGAAATCAAGCAGCCTTGACTTCGGCATCGACCACATCGTCATCCTTTTTCTCAGATGCTTCTTTGGCCTTTTGCTCTGCTTCAAACTTCTTGCCTGTGATGGGCCCGATAGCTTGATATAGTTCTGTGGTTTTGGTTTTGATGGCTTCAACATCATCACCAGCAATGGCTTCGTCCAAGGCCTGGATTGCTTCTTCGGCTTTGGTACGCTCTTCTTCCGTGACTTGATCCTTGTAGGCATCAAAGTCCTTGCGGAAACCATTTAGTGTGCTTTCTGCACCGTTGCGAGCTTGGATAAGCTCAACAGCTTTCTTGTCAGCATCGGCATTGAGTTCAGCATCCTTGACCATAGCCTGTATTTCAGCTTCGCTTAATCCTGAGTTGGCCTTGATGGTGATCTTGTTTTCCTTGCCTGTGCCCTTGTCCTTGGCACTGACGTGTAGGATACCGTTGGCATCGATGTCAAATGTAACTTCGATTTGCGGCATGCCACGTGGTGCAGGTGCAATGTCGCTGAGATTAAAGTCCCCCAGAGCTTTGTTGTGCTTGAAGAACTCACGCTCACCCTGTCCAACCTTGATGGTCACAGCAGGCTGGTTGTCTTCAGCAGTGCTGAACACCTGGCTTTGCTTGGTAGGAATGGTAGTGTTCTTTTGGATAACCTTGGTAAACACACCTCCCAGAGTTTCAATGCCCAGGCTCAGCGGAGTAACGTCCAGCAACAGTACGTCCTTGCGATCTCCGGCCAGTACTGAACCTTGAATAGCAGCACCTGCGGCCACAGCTTCGTCAGGATTGACATCTTTGCGCGGGGCTTTGCCGAACAGTTTCTCAACTGCTTCTTGTACCTTGGGCATACGGGTTTGTCCGCCAACAAGTATGACCTCGTCAATGTCTGCGGCTGTAACACCAGCATCCTTCATGGCAACACGACAAGGCTCAATACTGCGTTGGATCAGTTCTTCCACCAAGCTTTCCAACTTGGCACGACTGAGCTTGATGTTCATGTGCTTGGGACCACTGGCATCGGCAGTGATGTAAGGCAGGTTCACATCAGTCTGTGCTGAGTTACTCAGTTCAATCTTGGCTTTTTCAGCAGCTTCTTTGAGTCGTTGCAGAGCCAACACATCTTTGGTCAAATCAACACCTTGGTCCTTGAGGAACTCGTCTACCAAATAGTCCATGATGCGTTGGTCAAAGTCTTCACCGCCCAGGAATGTATCACCGTTGGTACTCAACACTTCGATTTGCTTTTCGCCGTCGATGTTGGCAATTTCAATCACGGAGATATCAAACGTACCGCCGCCTAGGTCGTACACAGCAATCTTGCGATCACGGTTGTCAGCTTTGTCTACGCCATAGGCAAGAGCAGCCGCTGTGGGCTCGTTGATAATACGCAGTACCTCCAATCCAGCAATGCGTCCTGCATCTTTGGTGGCCTGACGTTGACTGTCGTTAAAGTAGGCAGGAACCGTGATAACTGCTTGGGTGACTTCTGTGCCCAGATAGTCTTCGGCAGTCTTTTTCATCTTGCGAAGAACTTCTGCTGAAATCTGCGGAGGTGCCAGTTTTTTATCAGTGACTTGCACCCAAGCATCTCCGTTGTCGTTCTCCACAATCTGGTAAGGCATTAGGTCAATGTCTTTCTGCACAGCTTGTTCTTGGAACTTGCGTCCAATCAGTCGCTTGGCAGCATAGATTGTGTTCTTGGGATTGGTGATTGCTTGACGCTTGGCGCTGGCACCCACCAGTACTTCTTCATTGGCATAGGCAACCACTGATGGCGTTGTTCTAGCACCTTCTGAATTTTCTATTACACGGGTATTGCCGTTTTCGATTACGGCTACGCAGCTATTGGTGGTACCCAGATCGATACCGATTACTTTGCTCATGTTGTTTCTCCTTTAGTAAGCAAGATTTTTGTTTGTAGCCCAGTAGGCGCTACAATGTTATTTATTATACACGAAACAAAATTATATTTTATTGTTTAGGTCAGTTATGATGCGATATCGAAGAAAGTGCTCTGTCTGCGGATAGGTCATTGCAAAAAAACTATAGAACTCGTCGCTTTCAAAACACACACGATGGGTGTACTTTATGGTTTTTTCAGTGTATGGTATTTGGTACTTTTGTGCCCAGTCAAGTATGCTACGACGAAGCAACAACAAGGATGCTCCAGAAATAAATTCCGGCAACTCAAACTCCACATACATCAGTAGAGTTTTGGCGGCAGACTTTGATCAGCTAGATATTTGCGCCAACGATTTTTAGCTGCTGACTTTTTGAGCTTGCGCTCTACTGTGGGTTTGACAAAGTGTTCTTTGAGTCTTAGGTCATTGAGTACGTTGGAAGCCTGTACTTTCTTCTTGAATTTGCGTAGAGCCTTTTCGATGTTACCATCGTTAACTATTACTGACCTTCCTGGTAGTTTGTTCATGAGATACCTCTAGTTCTCTAGGGGTATTTACCAGGGCTGTGTCGATCAACACACGGGTTATACCATTGGTTCGGTACGCTCCTATGTTGAACATATGAGGCAGCAACACACGCTCTAGTTCAGAATGTAGTCCACGTGCCCCTGTTTTGTTTTTCAAGGTGTTTTCTGCTATGGTTTCTATAGCTGCTTGCTCAAATTCCAACTCTATTTTGTCCTGTTCAAACAACCAACGATATTGTTCAACATAGCAATGCTTGACATTGGTCAAGATGGAAATCAAATCACTGAGTTTGAGTTCTTGCAGTGCAACCCAGGTGGGAAAACGCCCCACAAATTCAGGAATCAATCCAAATCTGATCAAATCATCTGGGGTCACCAAGTCCAACTGTCCAGTCATGGCTTTTTTGACTTCTGCGTTGAAGCCTATGCTGGTTCCCTGAACTCGATTGGTCACAATGTTTTCCAGGCCCACAAACGCACCGCCAGCAATAAACAGAATGTTGGCAGTGTCAATTTCCAAGGTATCCCCAGAAGGATGTTTGCGCCCACCTTGTGGTTGTATACGGCACTTGGTGCCTTCAACCAGCTTGAGTAGGGCCTGCTGTACACCCTCTCCTGATACATCTCTAGTGATGCTGGCACTCTCGCTTTTGCGACTGATCTTGTCAATTTCGTCAACAAACACAATGCCACGCTGTGTTTTTTCCACATCGTTGCCTGAGGCTGCATACAGTCTCGAAATAACACTTTCTACGTCGTCACCCACATAGCCTGCTTCGGTCAAGCTGGTAGCATCAGCAATCACAAAAGGCACATCAAGATAACGTGCCACGCTTTTGGCCAACAGGGTTTTGCCCGAGCCAGTGGGGCCAAGCATGAGTATGTTGGCCTTTTCAATCTCAGTGTTTTTGTCTTTGTTGTTGATACGCTTGTAGTGATTGGCAATAGCCACGCTCAGCACAATCTTGGCGTTGTCTTGCCCAATAACGTATTCATCAAGATGTCGTTTGATGTCTCTTGGATCCAAACTAGGTGTGTGTTCAAGCTTGGGTACTGGATCATCAATCAACAAGCTCTGACAGAGCTCCACACATTCGTTGCAGATTGCAACGTCTTCGCCCACAATGAGTTTAACTACTTGGTCTTTGTGTTTGCCACAAAAACTACAGGAGTCATGGTTATCAGATGTTTTCATGCCTTGGTTTGGTTAATTCTAGCAGCCACTTGCTCGCGCTCGTTGTCGCTGAGTAATTCGGGATCATACTCGCCTGAACCAATCTTCCCAATGAGATGATCAATGTAGGCAGTGTCGTAAGTATAACTGTCTAGGAACTGTTTGTCAACAGGAATCCATTGATTTCCGTTGAATTTGAACATGGGATTTGGAACAATGTCCGTCTTTATGAAAGTGTCGCCTTTTTCTGGACTCCAAGGAAAAATTGAACCATGCGTTGAACTGGGTTGCTTGTTCCAGGGAAGATGATCGATTTCGCCACGTGCCAGTTTATCACGTTGTGCCTTGACTGTTGCGCCTGGATGTTCGGCTTTCCATCGACGCATGGCTTCCTTTTCGTCGTCGGAACCAAGTTCAGCATCTTCCCATTCTTCTTGCTCTTTGTCATTATCAGGCACAGATATGGACGGGGTTGTAACAGGCCTGACGTTGGTAAAGTGAACAAAAGGTTTGGTTAGGTAAGGATACTTTTCATGCCAAGGACGAGTGTCCTCTTCCACTGGCTTCGGTGCTGTTTCTTGCAGTTGTTCAATCTGCGAATCAGTCAAGGGACCATCGTCGGGCTCATACTCGGGCTCGGACTTGCTGTTACGCAGTTGTCGTTCCCATTTGAAACTTTCAGTGGCGGCCAATAACATCATAATTGCTAGCGGATCAAATACTACTACCAGAATAATTATGACCCAACGCACCGCACGTTCTAAAATGTTCGCATCTGGATTATCCCCATACACCAAGGCGGCGATATACTTGATAGGGCCCACTTCGGCCTCCACTTTTCGTACTTCAGCCGCAATTGGAGCTCGCTCTTCGTTAAGTGCGGCAATCCGCGATTGACTCTTTGCAATTTCTTCAAGTAAACGAGCGCGGTCTTTCTGTTGACCTCGGCGAATCGCCACGGCCTTATCGGCACCCTTTTCATCTGTTGAGCGTGCCATAACTTGATCCACTGCCTCGTCAAGTTGTTTAAGCGCCTTGCGGTTTGCATCTATGTTCTCCCGTTCTGTTCGGATCTTTTCGTCGTAGATAGCAATCTTGGCCTGTACATCTCCGCTCACCATGCTTTGATCCGAGTGTGCTTTTGACAAGAAACCAAATATGCCCATAGATGTAATAAAGGCCAGCAACACCACAGCAGGCACCAAATACATCTTCATCAACAGTTTGCAACGGTCCCAGTATTCGTGTAACCAAACAGTGACAGTGAGCTTGGCAATTTCAAGAACACTGCCCATGATAACAATGGGAACCACGGCCGCGGCAAATATGGCCGCAAGACCTGCTATGCTGTAGAAAGCGGCGATAACGCTCAAGGAGAGCGCTACTGCCAGCATTAACCATGAAAGAAACATAGATTTATTTATTGACCGCTCCTGCTGTGGGAACACCCAACTTAACGGCCACCCAGGTTGCAAACGCTGGGTCTGGCACTTCAAACCAAACACGGACCGGGGCCGATCCTGCTGGCCTCCAAGATTCTAACTTGCGTTTGACCTTGGGCTGTCCGCGCCAGTTCTTTCCAAACTGAGACCGAGCTTCGGCCATGATCTTGTACCATGTTTCTACTCGGTCGATCTCAAAGGTAATACGGTGCATGCCCAAGGGCGTTACCATTTTAAGAGAGCTGAGGGACTGCGGCATACTCAACGTAGAAACCGCAATTTCAACAGACATGTTTCATTCCTTTCACTGTTTAATCTTCTGGCTTACTCCCCAGGGTACCAGCCTGGGTTTTGGATTGCTCCAAGACAGTGTCTCACCTATGTGATTTATGTTTGCAACGCCACGGAATCCATCCGGACCCGGGTTATCGATCACTCCAGATGCCCCGCAAACAACACACCTCCTTGGACATGCCTAGCAATTATAAGGAATGTAACTTGCCTTGTCAAGTCCTTTGGCTGACAAACTTGCGGCGTTCAAGGAACTTTTTAATACGCCATTTGATGTAGTGAATCCATTCACGAGGATGAATCATACTTTTTCTCCTGCTTCAAAATCACGGAAACGTAGGAATCGAGGGAACCTTAGTGAGTATGTTCCGTCTTGGTTTTGTGTGACTGCGTCTGCTTGGACTTCCACCAGGTGACCAAGTAGGTTAGCCCTGTTTGTCCAATACTCATCGCGATCGCTATCAGACAAACCACTGCCAACATTAACACGAATATTCCGTCCATTGTCTTCTCCTTCACAAATTATAGCACCCAGTCGACCCTCATTGCGACCTGTGCCTTCCTCAAAGCCCACAATGTTGAGATCAACACTGATCACCGGCTTCCACTTCATCCAGTAGTCGCTACGTTTGCAAACATACGGAGCGTCCACTGACTTGATCATGATGCCTTCAAAACCTTCGGCCACACAGTCTTCGGCATAGCGGCGCATGATATCATGCCCTTCGGCTGTGTCAAGATCCACTTCCAAGCCC